ACATGATCTTCTCGGTTCTTCTGCGAGATGGCGGAGCTACAGGTACCTTAAGATGTACTATTAATACGGCGGCAGCCATTGGAGAATATCAAACTATCATACCCGAACCGGGTATTCGTTGTGTCCACGCATCGGGACCTTATATCGCCATTACTGGCGGAGTAAGCTTTGTCACCGTTTTCTACGATTAATCAATCACACTATAAAGGGAGAACATGAATAAATGTAAGGATTGTTTATGTAATTGTCACTGTAATGTCAGCGGACATTCAGATGCTAATGGCGTTTGTCCCTGTGAAAAATGTAATTGTAATCCTCAAGGAATTACAGTAAATAATGACGAGTGTTTATCATGTCAATAGACGAAACAAAAACTTGCAATATGCATACCAGCGAAAAAGAAAAATCAGGTGCATGTTGTCAAACAAAAGTAAATGAAGAACCAAAAAGTGTTTCACAGCTTTTACAAGAAGGTATGGAATTACAAAGGAGATTAGAAGATGAATAAATTATTTCTAATGCTCGCACTATTATTTGCATTAAGCGCCTGCTCAGTAGGCAAAAAATGCACTTATACACAAGATGGAACGAAACTCTCATCTTATGTATGGTTTTATAATGGTGAGAAGCCGATTGATTTAGACAAAAACAATTGTACTTAGGAGTACATGGAATTTGATGAAGTATTAACGTGCATTTTTAATACTGACACTATTGGTGTGTTCAACAAGAGCGATAGCCGGATCCACCCAGTCTAACGTTTCTGGGTCGAATACCGCTATCGAAGGTGGATATGAATCTAGTACAACTTACGAATCAGGAAGTGAATCAAGTTCAACTACATCCAGTACAACAACTTCTAATATAAGATCAGCTCCAGGAACAGCAGGAGCACCTTCCTATAACTCCATGACTCAAGATGTGTGCGCCGTAGGTGCATCCGCAGGATTACAAACATTTGGTGTAGGTATTTCTGGTGGCAAACATTTCATTGATAAAAATTGTGAACGACTTAAACTAGCTCGGATTCTAAATGACTTTGGCATGAAAGTAGCAGCCGTTGCTATTCTTTGCCAAGATGAAAGAGTATTTGAAAGCATGCTACAAGCCGGAACACCTTGTCCTATTGATGGACGTATTGGTAAAGAAGCAATGAAGTTATGGGAAAAATATGACTTTGAAAGACCTGACTATAAAGCATATGTTAAACGTATGAAATTAAGAGAAAAAGTTAAACCTGTTATTAATAAAGAACCCCTTCCGGCAGATAAGTCCACTGATAAAAAGGTTCAATGGCAAGACCCCAAATAAAAGTTATTGCTACAATCTTTTTCGGTTGCTATCTATTGGCAAGTTGTTTTGCTAATGTCGTTAAAGCAGAAGACGTAGTCACAGGAAACATTTTACCTAATGCTGGCAATTCAGTCAGTTCTTACAACAGCGGAACCGCTCCAGTTATCTCAGACAATACTTCTGATACGACTATGAGTAACAACACCACTTTAGATGGCTTTGCCATCACCTGCGATACAGCGAATGGCCAGAACGGTGGATGTGGTGCATTTTTCAATTACGATAAAGCGGTTGAAGCTGCGCACGATTTAAAAATTACTTCCTCAGCAACCTTAGTGGGCATAGATGGTACCGGTCAAACGTCTAGTGATACAATTGCTTCTACAGCCGATAAACTCGATAATGGCATCACGCTAGATAGCACCATTGACATGCAAAACTGTGAATGGTCGGGCTCAGCCTTTGCCTGCGGTGACAGTACCGGAGCAGCGGATAGCTATACCGTTAAAGTCAGGATACTAGATAGTAGCGACGAAGAACTAGCAGCTGTGACTCAGACAAGAACAAATGATGCAGGTTATTATGCCAACTCAGAAACTTTCACCAATCAATTAATTTATACAGGTAAAGGAGCCAGTAAATATGAATGGTCCTGGAATGGCGTCGATGGCTCAGGTTCAACATCAACCCATGCTAATCAACGAGGTCCTAACTTATTAGGAGCAAAATTATTAATGACTTTTGATAGTGAAGACTATGTTACAATATCAACTGAATCACAAACTGCCCTCACCAGCGTGATTACAACTTTTGCAGAACTAGAAGAAACTTTTGCTGAAGCAGTTAGCGTTATTGCAGAGGACCCTGTAACATTCTCTATGGAAATAGAAGAAGAGACTTCTTTTGAGGAGACCTTTTCTTTTGAAGAAGAAGTATTTGAAGAGGAAGTATTTGAAGAACCTGTAGTGGAAGAGGAACCAATGGAGGAGGAAATTTATGAAGAAGCAGAGGAAGTCGAAACTTCTTTTGTACCAACAACTTCTGAAGAAGAGGAGGTGGTTTCGGAGGAAGAAGAGTCGTTTGAAGAATCCACTATGGAACCAACCCAGGAAGAAGAAACCGTTGCAGAGGAAGAAGAAACCGTTGCAGAGGAAGAAGAAGTAGCTAGTGAGGAAGAGGAAGAACAGGTTGAAGAAGAGTCTACAGAAGTGGTAGAAGAAACAAATGAAGAAGCGGAAGAAGAAACACAGGAAGAGGAATCTGCTAGCGAAACTGCTACAGCATCCACTGTTTCGTCAAAGAAAAGTGCCAAACAAAAAAAGGTACGATCGAAAAAATCTCTCATGGCGAATATGGAGCGAATGATGGATAAAGTTGACGAAGACGTTAAAGATCTTGCTAAAAATCTAGCCCTTAAGAATATCATAAAAATCAGAGCTATGGCTAGTGAACAGGCTTCACTGGATTTATATAAAAATGCAGTATTTTATAAGCCAAAAGACATCTATTTAGATCAATTAAATATCTTCGATAACAGACAAATTTACGATGATGTTAGTCTTGCAAGCTACATCAAAAATGATAAAGTGGCGATCAAGGCAAATGCCTTGCATGAGATCAATCTCAAAAAACAACGACTATTAATAGAACTGGAGCAATTAAAAAATGACAAAATTTAAGTTAAAGGATCAACTGGCAGGTGTTGCAGCTTTGATAGCAGCCATCGTGGCTATCGGAGGTGGATTCGTGAAGTATGGTGAAATTATGACCAGACTCGATGTACTATCCGAGCAAACTGGACCTGATCTTACACCATTAGCACGACAAATTGGTGAGGCTAAAAAAGGTGTAAGTAATAATCAGCAGACAATGATAATTAACACTGAAGATATGTTGGAAAATGCTGGTGAAATTAAAGTTTTACAAAAGGAAATAGAATTACTTAAACTTCAAATAGAAGAAATAAAAGTCAGTACATCTAATCCATTAAGTCAATAATGATTAACCACCCGTATGATGTCCAGGTGATGGGTATGTTTATTTTTATTACATTATATTTAGTTATGGAGATAATTTTTTAATGAAACTAGGACCCGAACAAAGCGTACAGATGCCGATGAAGACCGTAATTAGTTTAATTATCATGGTCGCACTCGGCACATTTGGATTTTTTCAAATACAAGAAAAATTAAATCAAAACTCAACTAAAATAGAGATCATGGAGAGGGATTTAGTAATGAATTCTGAGTTCAGAATTAAGTGGCCTCGGGGTCTATTAGGAAGTCTTCCGGCCGATTCGGAACAATTTATGTTGATCGAGGAATTATATAAACAAGTAGAAAAATTACAGCTCGCTCAACAGTCAGGCATGCATAATACCGTTAACATTGATCGATTACAAAAAGACGTAGAAAAAATACTCCGTGACATTGAGAAATTAAAAGATGCGAGTAGAGAAATGAAATTTAGTAACGGAAATGGAGCACAGTAAATGGAAGTCGTAGTAGCTCTTTTAATGTTCGTAAATTTTGAAATTAAGGAACATAGAATCCAACCCTCAATGAGCGTTTGCCTTCGCGGAAAACGTGAAGCGGAGAGAACGTTTTCTGATACTGTCCAATATAAATGTATTAGAACTAAAGCTGAACTGAAAACAAATAATGATGGATCAAGATACATCACGAAAATTGTCCTGGATTAAATGGATCATGGCCATTTTAATTGGAACTTCTATTGGAATTGTTATAGGGTTCAGTGTTTACCATTATTTCTTTATGGATAAATTTAGTTGTTGTGGAGTTTATGGATGAAAAAAGTAAGTAAAGTAACTAAAATAATTCTACTTATAGTATTTATAATATTGGTGAGTATCATCTTTATTTATGGCTAAGAAAAAAAGCAGGAATCCCATAGCCAGACTCTTAAAGCACTTTACACCCAAACGATTTAAAGATAAGACTAAATATAATAGGAAACGGGATGGAGAAATTTGGAAAAAATATTTTTGGAAAAGGCCTTAATGTAAAAGCCGAAGTAACCAATGGACATTGTCCTCTATGTGAGGCGAAAACCGTCTTCGTCTCTATCTATCAAAATTTCTACCGCTGTATGGCCTGTGGTGGCGACACCGAACAAAAAGTTAATGGCGTAATTAGTTATATGCCCCTTGCCACTACTGGAATTGGTCCTATTCCTGAAATAAAACTGGTGGATCCCGATGGCCCGCAAAAAGCCTAGAGCTTTTGGGTACGTCCACATTAAGAACAAACCGCGCAAACGACCCGGACGTCATTCCAAAAAAGCCAATAAACGCAGCCCCAGACGCAAACGTTCGCGTGGACAGGGAAAATGATTTCTATTAGCGCTTGACATATATCCTACGAAAACCTATATATACAGATAGAAAGAAGAGGTAAACATGAGATACGAATACACAGTCACTAAAGAAGGCGGAGAAGCCGATATCATGAAGGCGATGAGCTGGAAAAAGCTCTTTAAAAGTCTATTGCTCAAGTATCCAAAGTTTAGCGGGTGGTGTACCTATATGAATAAAAAAGGACACCTCCAACAAAGAAGTTTTAAAAATGGCAAAGAATATAAATATGTTTACAAACCAAAAAGAAAGTAAAAAAACTCTGATGAAATACGTCAATGATTATATCATGGTAGAGAATTTAATGCCCGTAGAGCTGTGTAAATCTTTAATTAGGGAGAACTCATTACCGGAGAAGAAATGGTCCAAACATTCTTGGGATAGTTATGATCAACGTGGTCCTCAAAACGCCAAGGACGAATTAGATATTATCAATGCAACCAGGGAGCAATTTAAAATGATAGAGACCTATTTACTAGAAGCCCTACGAAAGTATCAAGCGAAGTATTCTCAAGTGGAAGGACGGAGTGGTAATGTATGGATAGGACATCTAAGTGCGCTAAGATTTAATAGATATAAAGTTGGAACTCAAATGCAAACTCATTATGATCACATCCACAACATATTCGATGGTAAGTACAGAGGCATCCCAATTATATCCTTCATTGGTTTGCTTAATGATAACTACCAAGGTGGTGAATTTTTATGCAGAAAAAAAGAAATCAAACTGACACGGGGCGATATAGTATTATTTCCATCTAATTTTATGTACCCACACAGAATCAACGAAATAACCAAGGGAATAAGACATTCTTTTGTAGGGTGGGCCTTTTAATGAGAGTTGACCATCTTTTTCCTGAACCTCTTTATTTTTCTAAACTTGAAAGAGTATTAACCAAAGAAGAATTAAAGATACTTAATGGACATAAAAAGAAAACTAAAAAAAATGCAGGTAATAGCAGAACGAAGGATAGTTATGTTTTGGAGCATAAAACATTAAATAATCTTAAAAAAGATTTACATACAAAGGTTATGGATTATTTTGACAAAGTTATTTGCACCGATAATCTTATTACCCCATATATTACTCAATCTTGGATCAACTATACAAAGAGTGATCAATTTCATCATAAACATAATCACGCCAATTCCTTAGTTTCTGGAATTTTCTATATTAGTGCTGATAAAAAAGTTGATTCTGTTACATTTTATAAAGACTACCTGGATTCTAGAATCAAACTAGACGTGACCAAATATAATATTTTTAGCTCCTCTAGTTGTACGTTTCCAGTTGAAACAGGAAATATCCTTCTTTTTCGATCTTCTTTAGAACATGGAGTAAAGAATAAAAAAGGTAATAATATACGCATTAGTTTATCTTTTAATGTTTTCATTAAAGGTAAAATTGGAGATAAGTCAGCCTTAACAGAACTGGTTCTTGAATGAAAATTGTAATTATAGGTGGTGGTAGTGCAGGTGTATGGACGGCATTACATTATGGATATTATACTCGAAACATTAAGGATATTGAAATAGAATTAATACATAGTCCTGGAATTGAAACATTTCCAGTGGGTCAAGGTACGACATTAG